TATATTTTGTTATAGGAGTTATCAATTCTCTTGGGAAGTCCTCACGGTTCATATAGTTAATACTATCTTGAATAATGCTCTCAATAGCAAATTTAGTCTTTGCTTCATTTGGTGTTACATCAGAAATAATTTTTATTTTTTCATAAATTTCATCAATTAATTCAGTCATTTCTATTACCTCTTAAAAATAAAAAAGTATGGCGTTTTAACCACACTTTTTTTACTACGCTTCAATTGCAACTAGACCCTTTACTTTGTTATCAAGTATAAAGCAGTCATAATAAAATCTACCTAAAAATAAAGTTCCTGAATAATTTTCTGAATCTGTAACTACTCTATATTCAGCTAATTTCACAGGACCAACCGTTGCCGAATTGTGCCCTATTAAACAACCGTAATTTTTAGTTGTAGCTCCACCTACTCCTGTTTTAATTTCCATCCATTTTTTAGTAACTCTTACTATCGGTACTCCGTCAACCATTCCTACTAATCCATTTATTTTTATATTTTGCCCAACATCTGAAGCTTTGATGAAATTGTCATCTTTTTTCAATTTTGTTAAAAATTCAGGTGTAACATAAGCAATCCTGTTTTGAGGTACATCTGCATCATTTAATTTTTCCTGTGCTTCTAAAAATTTGTTGTAAGCATTGTTAGCCGCAAGTCCTGTTACTGTCTGTGATTTTGTATCACAGGTTTTAAGAATTGTTTCAAATCTGTATTTCTCAATCTCAGGAATTACTCTTTCTCTCAATTGTCTTGCCAACACTTCTCCAGCTTTAATTTTTGTCTCGTCTTCGTCCATTTTATCCAAAAGCATTTTAAAAGATCTATCTTTTGTTAATGTCATTTCTTGGATTGAATTTTGTAAAATGTCCGCATTTCCATAACCTGTATTTCTGTTATAGTCCCTATTATCAACCGTATTAATCGAAGTAACTTTTACAGTTTTAGCACCTACAAAGCTGTAATCATTATTTACTATTTTCTGTGATACTGCTTCACTTGTAAATCTTTCATCAATTTTATCTGCAAATAATTCAGTATAAATCATTGCCATATTCTATCATCTCCTTTAAATTAAAAAGAACTAAAAGCCTTATCGAATGCTTCAAGTCCTATATCTTTTTTATCTTTTTCTCCTTCACTTCCACCATTTAAAGAGTTTGGTGTTCCTCCGCTTTGTGTTTTAAGATAGCTAGATAAATTCTCAGAAAAAGATTTTACACTATCTTCAATCTCTTCTTGAGTATTTCCAGTAATGCTGCCTAAAAAACTATCAGGGATTTTGTATTTCCCTAATATAGCCTTTTTCATCTCATTAGTTTTCAATGTTGCAAGTTCCGTATTTGAAGTATCAAGTTGTTTTTGAAGTTCAGCGATACTTTTATTATACTTCTCTTCTGCAGTAAGATTAGCATTATTAATTCTAGTCTCATAATCTTCAATCGTTTCACCGTGCTTTCTCTCCAATTCTTTTTTCTCACTTTCAAACTTTTTTCTCTCTCTTGCAATTCTTTCTTTAATCATTTCATCTACTTGTTCCTGTGTAAATGTGATTTCTGACATAACTGTCCCTCCCATTTAAAGTCTGTCGACTATTATTTTCTACCTAGATGTTTAATGTCCCTCAGTACGACAAATAAAAAGAGCAGTCGTTAAACTACTCTTTTGATTTTTTATCACTAAAATACAATTCATACAATTCTCGTACAACAATCAAACCTATCTCTTTTGCAACCTCAGAGCATTTCAATTCTTCAAAAAATTCTCTATCCATTCTCAGATATTCCTTATACAAGTAATTTTTCTCCTCGCTATTCTTAGCAGTACTAACTCTTTCTTCTGCTTCTTTTAATTTTTTAAAGTTTTTATATAATTCACTATCTACCGTTAATTTCATTTCTTCTATACCTTAATCCCTTTTTTTTTGCTGTTTCATACTGCTTTAGTTCTCTCCAGATTTTAAATGTCATTTTATCTAGTAAGTCACCTTGCTTTGCTATTATCTCCGCCATCATATCTTTCATTTCAAACATGTCTTTTGATAACTCATGAATATACTTTTCATCAATTGCAGCTAAATATTTCAATTTCAAATTAGTGAACGAACTAAAATCATCATTGCTAAATCCCCACTCGTGATTACTATTTTTAGGATGGTTGTGAGTATACAAAGCGTCTTCAAAATTAATTTTAGTCATCTTATGACTTGGTATTGAATTTTCATCTCCTTTCAAAATATAAATATCTCCATTTTTAGCTATTACTAACGCATTTTCTTTGCTCTTCTTAACGATTTTTTGTTCATATCTTCGCAACAATTCCAGCGGTTCATCTTTATACTCCGTTGCATTAATATTCCCTATATTTCTGTATCTACCACCTTCAACAAAAACAGTACCATTATTATTGATTATACCCTCATTTTCATTATTTTCAAAATCTTCTTTTTCAGGTTCATCAGAAAAAACATCTGAATACTCATAAGGAACAGTTGTACTTCTACAACGAGGGTGCATTGGCGGATAATTTTCTCCTTCCATTGCATTTTCCGTCTTGAACACCTCACCATTAAGACTAGCACAAGTATGACTTGTTCGACTATCCAATACCGCTAAAAACTCATATTTAACAACTCCAGAATCTTTATACCCCATAAGCGTTGCTTGGTTTTGTATATGGGCAGTTTCAGTTCTTACTAGCCTTTCAGCATTTTTATAACTTGTATCAAACTTCTTAGCTATATTTTGCGACATAGTTCTATAGTTAATACCTCTATTCAACCCAACAATCACTTCATTCTTTATCGCTTTCGCTAAATTATCAATATTACTCCATATTCTACTTGAGTAATTAGCCCCACTCCATTCTTGCTCTAGCGCCATTTTTATTGTACTACTACTAATTACACCTTTTTTAAAATTCAAATCCTCAACAAATGATGTATAGGTATTTTCGTAAACATCAGTCAGTGTATCTGTCACTTTACCTTTTATTTTCTCCCCTGCCTGTATAAGTTCATAGTCAACACCTGCTTTTAAACTGTCCAGTCGACTGATACGGCTTCTATATGCCAAGGTTTCAAGTTCAACTGACATTTTCCTGAACTCAACAGGATTACTTTTTTTCAACTTCTCAATTTCCTCTACATATTTTCCTATACTATATCGCCATTCTTTATACTCAGTACCATGTAGTAATTTATTCGCTTGAATCTTGTCGATACCTAGTTTTGTCACTTCTTGTTGATATTTAGCATATAATTGGGCTATTTTATTCTCTATTTCTTTTTTACTCTCACTAAGTATTTTTACATATTCTTTGTATGCTTCTGTACCTTTGTTAAATGATAGCTCTTCTCGTGCAAGTTGCCTTTTTTCCCAATATTCTTTATTCTTGTTTTTCATCTATTTTTTCCTGTTCATTTTTTAATCCTTTATATTCCAACGGTTGTTCAATTTGATTTTCTTTTTCAATCTTTTTTAATTCCGCTTCAGTATCTTCAATAAAAGGTAGTAAGGATATTAAACTTTCTTGTGATACAACATTTTGTAAATTTGTTATTACAGTTGAAAGTTCAACCAAATTTTCAGGAGTATTTCTTGTAAATATTTTTTGAACATCTAGCGGTTTCAATGATAACCCAAAATAATCAAAAATTAACTCTAGCCTTTCATTTAATGCTTTTTTAAAGTACATTTCTTTTTGTGCAGTTAGTTGTTCAAGTGCTAACAATTTATACCCTAATGCCACGCCCGAACTATTTCCAGCAAAATTTTCATCTTGCATATCAGGAATAAAAGAAAATTTATGAATATCCTGGTTCAGTCTATTTTTATTATTTTGAGAATATGTGTCGTTTATATTTTTTACTAGCCAGTTAGCTTCTCCATTTTCTCCTAATAACATCACTTTGTTTTTCTTCAAACTCTCTATATCTTCTTCATCAGTTCCTTGCATATTTGTCAATACTAGGATTGCGTCTGTAAAATCTTTCATATCGTCTAACGATGTTGACACTGCCTCATTATATCCGTCAATTAATGTAATCACTTTTTCAAAATCCCCAAGTTTCCTTTTATTGTTTATAAATTCAATAATTGGTACTTTGTTAAATCCGTGTAATCTAGTTTCGCCTTGCCCCTGTGGAGTTAGTATAATCCCTTCATAATCCATAACAGAAGTAAATGTATTGACAGTTACAGTTTTATCATCATAAATCTCCAAAATATAATCATACTCATTGTTTTCGTTTTTTTCTTTATTCCACCGAATCGCATATTTAATATTTTTGTCTATCGTATTATCTCTAATAACAAAAACATCTCGAGGATCCAATGTTTTAAAATTTATCGTATTATCTATATTTTTATACCATAACTCATACGACCGCCCAAAAATCGAACAGTTTTCAGCATGCTCATAATTACACTGCTGTTCTTCCTCCGTTGCTAAATATTTTCCAACCATCTCGTACTCATTAGCCAAATTATCTTCCAACAACTTATAATTAATATTTTTCCCAATAAAATAAGCTGTTGCTATCGTAGTTATATAGCCTGGAAAATTGTGGATAAGTTTACTATCTGGTTTCTCCTTCAACCTATTAGGTTTTTCCAATATTTTATGTCTACCAACATAATAGTCTTCCAGTTTTTGTAGCCGTGCTAAATCATTCACTAAAAAGTCCCATAACGCTTTTTCCAAAATTTTTATTTCCATTATCTCACCCCCAATATATTTTTATTAATTGTCTTCATCCGATTATTTCTCATATAATCCTCAAGTGCATATCTCATGGCATCCATTAAATGATTAAAGTCATCTATCGGTTTATTTACTGCTTTTCCAAATTTATCTTTATCCCAAGCATAATTAGATATCTCTGTTAAAAAATTTACACACCTTGGATGGATAAAAATTTTAAAATCCTGAATAAACTGTATTCCAGCATTTATACTATCTTTCCCTTTTTTAGATGCTTTTATCCTTGTCAAACCCAAGCTTCTTAAATGTTCTATACTCTTTGGTTCTGCACTATCTGCAACTATTATTTCTTTTCTAAATCCAAGCTTTTCTATATTGTTGTAAATAGCTGTATTTTGCATTCCCTTTTGATATATTTCATCAAAAACATAAATTTTTTTTTGTTCCTGGTCCATTATTCCACAAAAAAAAGCAGCAGGGTCATTCGTATATCCAAAATCTAACCCAAATACTGCTTTTGCTTTTTGCCTTTTATTTAAAATCTCTCTCCAATCAAATTCCAACTCTCTCCAATTTTCATAGACAAGTCCGTCGGTTACTCCCCATTCGCCTAAGCCGGCAACTTGATAACGCCTAGGATTATTCTTTTTCATATCTTCAAATAGCTTTTTATCAGATTCGTCAAGCCACTCATTACACAGGTAATTAGTTGTAAGAGCTAAAATATTTTTATCTTTTCTATCAAAAAATCTAGCTTTAAGCCAGTGCCTCTCATTCCAAGGATTGAAGCTAATGATTATTTGTTTAAATAACGGTTCTTCAACTATACCTCTAATACTCTCATCTAGCATATTAAACGCTACTTCATCTGTCAACTCATATGCTTCCTCTACCCAACAAAAACATAATTGCCCAACTGAAACTGAAATAGATGTGATTTTTAATGGATCATCGAAACCTCTAAATAAAATCTTTTGCCCAGTAGGTTTATATGTTATTTCAAGTGGACTTTCTTTTAACTCCCAATAGTCTTGAACCTTCAATCTATGTATTGCCCATTTTAAATCTGAATAACAACTGTCTTTCAAAGTCCTGTACACCTTGCGTACAACAAGAGTATTTGCATTCCTATATTTCATCATATTGTAGACTATCCATAATGCCGTTGTCTTACTTTTCTTACTTGCTCTTGATCCTTTTACTACCTTATACCTTCCCTTGAAGTTCCAAAAATCTCTGTATCCTTTTCCAACCAGTTCCGGCAGATTCACTTTTTTACTCCTCAAGTTCGCTCTCACCTACAATCATAACAGGCACAACTCCTTCAACTTCAACTTTATCAGTAAACAGTCTATATCGTTTACCAAGTAGTTCCGCTGCTTTTAACCTATCTCTTAAATCTACATTTTTAATTATTTTTTCTGTTGCTGATTTTCCAAATCCTCCCACTACTACTTCTTCAGTTACTTCTCCTCTTAAAGTTGCAGTTAAGAACTCCAGTATCTCTTCAGCTTTAGCTATTCTATTATTTGCATGTTCTTCCATTATCTTTTTTATATATTTAGAAACATTAGTATTCTTTAGTAATTTATCAGCATTTACACCTGCATACTTTTCTTTATACCCAGCCTTTATTGCGGATTCAGTAGCATTTCCACAAGCTACATAATATTCACAAAAAGCCTTTTGTCTAGTATTTAATTTCAATGCTACCACCTCCTTCTGTAACAAAAAAAGACAGCTTTTAAACTGCCTTATGCTTATATAAAATCAAGGATTCAATGACAAGTACTTAACTCATACTCTTTCATCTTGACATATTATAACATATTAAAAATTATATA